GGATACATCCTTGTTAGCATCTGCTGTTACAACTTTGCTTGCAACTACTGTGCCTACAGAAGCACCTGTATCGCTGTAGTTGAGTTCTGCTGCTGTAGCAGTAACACCATCAAGAATATTAAGTTCCGATGCCGTAGAAGTGACACCATCAAGAATGTTCAGTTCTGCAGCGGTTGATGTTACGTTAGTCCCACCAATGTCGAGTGTTGTCATTGACACTTCACCAGCCACAGTTAGGACGCCGTTTGCTACCGTCATCAAGTCGGTATCATCTGTGTGACCAATGGTACTACCATTGATAACAACATCATCAATGTCTAGTGACCCACCAGTGATTAAGCCCGTAGTTGTGATTGTCGAAGAACCAGTGTCAATATTACCAAAACCGCTAGTAATAGAACCAGAGTTTAATGCGCCTACAGTGGTGATGTTAGAAGTTGTGTCAAGTGCGCTTTCAAAGAATGTCTCAAAGTCAGACAGTGCAACCTGCTTCATCGTACCGTTGTCGTTTACAATAACACGATCAGCAGCAGCAAGTGTAGTTGAGGTAGCAGACGTATCACCGTCAATAATATTAATTTCTGTTGCTGTGGCAGTTACACCGTCGAGGATGTTTAACTCTGCTGCTGTTGAAGTAACATTGGTTCCACCAATATCCAGCGTTGTCATAGAGACTTCGCCAGCTACAGTAACTACACCATCAGCAACAGTAATCAAGTCAGTGTCGTCAGTGTGGCCGATTGTTGACCCATTAATTACAACATCATCAATATCAAGTGAGCCACCAGTAATGAGGCCAGTAGTTGTAATAGTTGACGAGCCTGTGTCAATGTTACCAAAGCCAGACGTAATAGAACCAGAGTTTAGTGCGCCTACAGTAGTGGCAGCAGTAGTAACGAGATTAGGCATTGCCGTAATTTCGTCATCAAAGTAGGCGGCAAGGTCAGTGACCGCCACCTGTTTCATGGTTCCGGCATCGTTGAATACAACACGGTCTGCGTCTGCCACTGTGGTAGAAGATGCAGATGTGTCACCATCCATAATGTTTAGTTCTGTTGCCGTCGCTGTAACACCATCCAAAATGTTCAGTTCAGCAGCAGTCGATGTCACATTAGTGCCACCAATGTCCAGCGTAGTAACGCTTATCTCACCAGCGACAGTTGCAATACCATCTGCTAGTGTTATCAAATCTGTATCGTCTGTGTGTCCAATGGTTGCGCCATTTATATTGACATTATCAATAACAGCTTGTGTAATAGCACTGTTAGTACCAAGTGTAACACCATCAATAGAACCACCGTCAATGTTAGCAGTATCTGCTACAAGTGCATCCGTAGTTACTGTGCCGTCAAAGAAAGCGTTTTTAAACTCAAGTGAACTTGTGCCTAAATCAATGTCGTTATCTGTGACAGGAACAATAACACCATCTTGGAAACGTATCTGTTCTACGGATGAACCTGCGCCACCTGCATCAAGGAACAAACCTACACGATTGTTTGTGTCGTCCACTACAACTTTGTTCAGTGGCGTGGCTACTCCGGGGTCGCCAATTAGTCCAATAACCGGACCTTCAGCGGCTGTGCCATCATGCTTGTGTCCAGACGTGTTTACAAATGCTGCCAGTATCTGATTAAATTCATTGTTACTGTCGGCAGCATTAATAACGTCGCCGTCTGTATAGGATGACTGTCTAGTATAACCTGCCATTAGCGTCTTGCTCCTGCATCAAATTCTAACTGAAAACCTTTAAGTGTATATGGCGCGGATGTTGCATTGTCCACCACACGCATTGCTACTGCAAATCCACTACCCTCTACAGGCTGTCTAGTAAGTGGGTTAGATTGACCACCGTATGTTGCCGTGCCGTATACTGATGTTCCGTACAGTGCCACGACTGTTGAACTGTCAAATGGATATGCTTCTGGTCTTGCAGCATCTGGCGACTCGTAGTCGTATCGTAAAAACAAATCAGAGTTTAGTGCGCCTGTTGGTGAATAGTTAATAATCACACGCTGAAAGTTCTTACGAATACCCGCATCGCCCATTGTCATGTCTGGTGAACGATATCTACCTATTATATTTGCACCATCAAACTGATTAGTTTGCTCTTGTCTATATACAAATCCGTCAGCAGAACCGTGTAGTACAAATGTTTCACCTTGTGCTGTAAACGAGTCTGTGCAAGAAGGCTTGATGCCTTTTAGTGTAGCAAACTCATAACCTTGTTGTTTACGAACTGCAATTACCCCTGATGTATTCGCTTCATTAAGTGAGCCAGTTTTAAACAGTCGATACTGCGTTTTATCTGGGACTATCACACTATCAAATTCATCTACGTCAGTATCGGTAAACAACTCTTTGACATTGCTTGATATAGTTCCTAGTTCAACATCATTAATTCTTTCAGTGCCAGCAACGGTACGTAAGCCATCTCTGCCTAAGAATAAGATATCTCCAGCAAGTTCTTGGACAGTGAAACCGTTAAGGCAACCAATGTCTCGTGTAATTGGTTGAAGTACAAAGTCTGCAATTGTGTTTCCTGTCAGTCTATATATACGTTCTTCACCAAATATAATTAGTTCGTTACGAAACGGAAACAGTGCTGTTATCTGACTGTCAATCCTAAGACTACCCGCACCATTAGCTACGCTAAAATCATTATCAGTAAATGGTGCAGTAAATACAAATTCTTCTTTATTAGCACTATGCCCTGCAAAAAACAACGCGTCTTTAAAACCTGTCACAAACTTTGGATTAGCTGGTGCGCCCGTAGCATTAAGGTCTGTTACCGTTGTTCCATCATACTTTGTTGCGTGATTGGCACCATCAGCCCATACAATATGTTCTGTGCCACCCAAGTTGTAACGATGATGTGTATACTTACCCGCGCTAGTGCGTCCTGTGTCAATCTCTGTCCATGAACCACTGCCACTAGCCGCTTCAAAAACTTTTGTGCCACGTGCCGCTATTACTTTGTTGTTGCCATCAAAAAATGCGGCCATCAAAACTTTTTCAGTAGAAGATGATGTTTGTGGAACAATGTTGCTATTCCACTTTGTAAAGCCGTTGATGCGTCTGTACCCACCACTAACATCAGGCTCAAAGTTTTCTAGTTCAAGAGCCATGCCCGGTTGCATTTTAAACGTAGGCTGGTCAAGAACCAATCCACCTTCACACGCAAACACGTAAGGACTAAGGCCAGATTCATCCGCCATTTAAACCTCTAAAATCCAGCTACGTTAACACCATATCGTTGAGAGTGTGGGATATACGTAGACCTAATATAGTCAGCACGATTAAGCAAAATAGTTTGCATCTGCTTAATGCCATCTTCAAAACGGGCAAAGTTGATACCGTACTGCTGTGCCTCTCCACGATACTGATATGCATAGGCTGTCGCCCCATCTACAATTACCTGCCTATATTGTTCAGGCACAGTTGGTGCATCTGTTGTTGCTGATAGTGCAGTGGGTTTCTTGTAATACTCGTATTTTAGCTGATAAGCCTTGTCTGGATAAGGATACAAACCATAATTATTATCGGGAGTGCGAAAGACATATATAGGAACAGAACCTACATCTGATGTGGTTTCTTGGTCAATGTATTTTTGTGTATATTCTTTGTAGTCTAAAATGCGTAGAGTAACTCCCGACACACTCAACGTATCATCCTTGCTAATTCTAAATGTGTCATAGTCAATTGATTGCGAATCTGTTGGAATAGTATATCGCGTTTGATTAGCCACCAATGTTTGTGTTTCTGTAGCATGAGTAAAAGGCCAACCAAACTCGCGCTGATTAATATAGTTGATAGCATCATTAACAGCATTTTTACACTGTACCTGAAAACCCCTAGCTGTAGAAAAATTAGCTGAAGTGAGAGACACCTCATTCATACGAGCAAGCACTTCATTAGTGATGTCAAGGTAGTTATACGCCATCATATGTCCTTAAAAAAAAAGAAAGTGAGGGGGCAAGTTGCCCCGCCCCGTCACGTTATGTTACGCGAGTTGATCGCGGTCTACTTCTTGAGCAGTCATGTCGCCCGGATCATCAACATCCAAGCATACAGCAAACATACGGATTTTACCGCCTGTTGTTGTGCCTGTCATTGCCTGAATTTCGACATCAATGGTATCGGAAGTGCCACCGATAAGAACAGGAGTTTGTCCTGCCTTAAATCCGTAGTCACCAACAGATGCACCATCGAAGTCGAAGCCGTCAACAAAGTTGTCCAAGTCACCACCAGTGATACCGAAGTCAAAATCTGTGTCGGTTGAAGTGCCTGTATGAGCAGACGTTACTTCAAAACCAGCACACATGATGAGGGTATTAGCTGGAATGGTCAGACCGGGAATTACATCGTTGGCAGCGAGGGCAGTACCCTTATCGCTTACCGCCGTTGCAAAGTTCAACTCTGCAGAAAGCAGGTATGGTTTACGACCACGTGCGTCATTTCCACGTGCTACGGAAGTAGTATTATCACCTAAAGCCATAATTCAATCTCCCTTACACTAAACAGAAACGGGCGTTCACAAGAGCCTCTGGACGGAGAATCTTGCGGCCGTACAAATGCATACCGCGAACAATGTCAGCAAAGCTGTCTGGGTCACGATATGTCTCAGTCTTGTTGATTTGCTCTGCAGTAGCTACAGCAGATGAATGTCCACCAACAATCACACCAAAGTTAGAAGAGTTCGTACCACCTGTGGTAGCAGAGCCTGTTCCAATCTCTGGAAGGTTGTTAGAAACATACACTTGGAAGCCGTGCAGATTATTTACAACAAGTCCATTGCGAAGTCCACCTGTCTCACCGTAGTCTTGGTTCAGAAGTTTTGAATCTTCATCCTTCAAGATTTCCAGAAAGACTGGATTGACAACAAGCCAACGGCCTTGTGTATCAACATTTTGCTGGTCTAGCTTACGAGCCATACGAGCAATAATCATGGTTGGGTTAGCATTACCCGAACCCGGTACTGCAGATGCGCCCGGAAGGCGTGGCTGAATACCAATACCATTGTCGGCAGAGCCGCCAAAGTCATTAGCGTCAACCTGCATCTCAGCAAGCAGTTCGTTTGAACCAGCAGTTGAAATAGCCTTTGAGCCATTTACTGTTGTGTTGGCAGTATCAGCTACACCATGAAGTGCAGACTGCTTGAAACCACACATGTAACCAAGAACATCTTGGTCAAACTGGTCAGCCAAACGATACGCAGCACGATCACTAGCAAGTGCTTGGAAGTTCACGTGGCTATGCGCCTCCTCAATGTCATCAACCTTGAAAGCAAAGTAGTTAGCTTTGTCAATTGTAAGGTTGAAGTCTTCGTCATCAAGGTCTTGCGGGGTGATAGTAGTACCACGGGCGTAAGCCTTGACAGTGATTTCGGGTTCCTTGATGATCTTAACGGAATCCCCCATTTGAGCAATTTCACCAAAGTAGTCATTATTGGAGATTGCTTCAGCAACAGCACTCTTGCGGAAAGCAAGTTGCACCTGTTTGCTGTAAATGATTGGGGAGAAGTTACCGTTGGGAAGATTACCGTATCCCGATGCGGTAGTAAATGCCATTTTTAATTCTCCTAATTAGCATTTTCACAGATGCAAACTAACTAGACTAATCAGGGGCTGACCTACATGGGTGCGCATCGTAGTAAGGTGGCCGCCCTACTATTCAACGGGCCTTGCTTATCAGGTAATCCGTAAGACTTTGTTGTTTGCTGAATTGACGTAAGCAGGTAGCTAACCGCACTTACACCTTTGTTACATATAGTTATACTAAAAAATATCTATATGTCAACACTTTTTTCTTTAGGTATTTCAATAAAATTCATATTCATACTGAAAGACCTTCTTTCACCCTTCGTATAGAAAGGATATACGCAGTGAAATAGTTGAGATGGGAAGACATAAAAGTCTCCTACCTGCGGCTTTACTACAAAGTTTGTGCATGTATATCCCGAAGGAGTACCACTAGCAAACTGTATATGCCCGTTGGCAGGATGATGATCTTTATAATCTTCTTCCCACTCTTGTTCTATTCCGTCTGGCAATTTTAGATATCCCACACATGACAAACGAGAACCTGTGTGTATGTGTAGAGGATTATATTCATTTTCAAATTGACGAACAAACCAACCGGACACTACTTGTAGTCCGTAGTTATACTTTTCATTGTCCATCTTTTTACTGCCCATACTGTTTCGGTCATCTGTATAGGCTTGATACATGCCTATAAATCTGCCTAAACCCTCTTGGGCAATTTTAATAATGTCATCGTCAAACGCTAATTCTGCAGACACTTTACCTACTAAATTCTCAGAGTAATCATCTAACTTATCAGACATCTTGTCATTTAAATTATTAATCAACTCTTCGGGCATACGGTAGTATCCCATAGTAGGTCCAAAGGGAGCAAGAAGATGTATATCTTTTTCAGGTTTGAATATAATACTCATCGCGCCGACCCTGACACATCATAGATAAATTTGCCACTGCGAATGGCTTCCATGATTTCATCAGCTTGCTTTTCGTATTGTTGAGGAGACATCTTTTGCACCTCTGATTCTCTTAGGTACGTAGAAGTCTCATCGCCCTGCGGCTTACTTGCTTTATTTTTCGGCGCAACTGCCTCTGCTGCACCCTTATCGTTCTTGCTCTTAGACTTCTTGCCAATTCCCCTATCTCCTTTATAGAGGTCAATGGCTCTCGCTGCTGATCTTGCGTCATTATCATTCTCGTACAGTGCTTCCTGTACCCACTTAGGTTGTTCTTCGGCCCACTCGTGAAAGTCATCACTGTCACGAATTTCATCGAAGTCAGGATGCAGACGCATAAGTTCTGCTTCTGCCTTTTCTTTCTTGGCATCGTATTGCATTTCGTCAATTGCCTTCATGCGTTCTTCCAAGCTATCTGCTTGTTCCTTCGCCTTCTTCATGGCAATAGTTTCTACGATGGCAGCAACGTCAGGATAATTCTTAGCCCAACTTTCTAAGTCTTCGTCTGACTTAGGTAGCTTCATCTCTTTCTTTGTTGCAGAACTTAGTTGAGATTTTAGTTGTTCAATCTCTTGTTTAAAATCTTCTGCTTGCTTTTGCTGGTGTCTGCGAAGATCAGAGTAACGCTTCTTAAATGTTTTTTCTTCTGCGTTAGTAGGCTCTTCCTCTTCTGGCTCACTAGCTTCTTGCTCTACTTCACCTCTCTGTTCTTTGATTAGCTTTTCAAGTTCATCTTCTTCAATCTTACGCTTTTCTTCATTAGTATATTTACGATTTGCAAATGCTACTTTCTTCTGGGGCTTCATCTCTTCAGCCATGATTTCGGCTTCTGCCATTTTCTTTTACTCCTTGTTGGGGCCAACGTAGCCACCTGTCGGGTGGGGGATGGGTAGGCCAACTAATTACAGACTATTATATTTTGGTTAGTCTGCTAAACCAAGAACGTCAGAATCATACGCCGCACCGTATCCACGATCTTCTGTGCCAGCCGCAACATTATCAGAATAATCGCTAAAGGAGTAGTCATTTCTACCTCCACCTTTATCGCTTTCATAAACGCCACCACCGCTAGGTTGTTGACCCTGAGATTTTTTATATCTGTTAGCTTCTGCTTGTGCATACACAGCATCAGATATTTCTTTATCTAGTTGCTCTTGGCTTTTTAGGCGACCTTGTGTAGTGCGTATGTTTATACCAAATTTAGAGGCTTCGTTCTGTGCATCCTCCAAAGCAATTGCTCTTATGCGATTTCCCTCACCTTGTTTTATGGCCGCGTTTAAAACTTCTCTTTGTAAAGATTTTATGTCTTTTGTTTTTCCTCTAGCGTCAATTAGAGACACATTAAATCTTTCTGCTTGTTTATTTAATCTTGTATTAATGTCCTGTCTTTTTTCTCTTGCAGTTCTAATGGAAGTATTAATTTCATCCTGTGATTTTAATTCAGATACAGCTATTCCTTTTTCATCTTTTAAATAGCTAATAAGTTTTTCAGCAAAAGCACCCCTAAATTTATTTTCTTTAAGTCTATTATATTGAGCCGCATTTAAAGTTATGTTTTTGTTTCCTAGAGTTAGAGTAGCTTTGGCATTGTCGGGGATGCCCTTACCGCTTGCTAGACCCACAGCCGTACCAAGGGCTGTGCCAACACCAGCAAGTCCTCCTTGAGTGTCAAAGGATACACCAACTTTTGTTGCACCTTGAACTCTTCCGCTAATTTGTCTAGTCTTGACATTATCACCCTCAAATCTAGTCGGACCAACGTAGAGTTCTCCACCTAAAGAAACACGACCTCCACCTGGTCCATACATTGCTTCGTCCTCCCCTGCACGATCATCACTTGGATCATCTCTAACTGTTTCTGGTCTAGCTGTAGGCACAGCGGTTTCTTCTGGATCAACGGCCTCAACAACATCTGTCTGCACCTCTACAAAACCATCTGGAATAGGATAAATAGGCTGACCATCCACAAACGGAATAGTCATTGTCTGTCCCGTTTCATTATTAATATACTCTTTTAACTCATCATATCTGCCAGTCGTTGTAGGCAACAGTTGTTCAAAGGTAGGCACTGTAGTTCCATCAGTTGGGACAGCAGGTGTGGTCAAAGGTGTAAATCCTGTTTGCAAAGGTTGTTGTTGTTGCATTGGCTGTGCAACAGGTATGACAGGTGCTTGATATGTTGGAGCAAATTGTGACGGCTGTTCCATCACGCCAAACTGATTAGGCACTAGACCACCAACCTGAAACTCCATTGGGTCATCTTCCATATCAAGATCATCAAGTGTAAACGGAATGTCATCAGGTATTGTGGCTTCTTCACTGTTGCCCATCTGGCCCATAGCTTCCATGCGAGCAAGACCTGCTTTCGCTTCTTGTCGCAAGTTCATAAGTTTTTCTAGGCCAATAAATCTTACCACATCTGCTGGAAATACAAACTCGCCTTCACTTAGTTGTGCAGGAATGTCATCCCGTACTTCTTCTTGTGTGGAACCGGGAGGTACATCGTTACCAGATACGGGGTCCGTTGTACCGCCTTCGTCCATTAGACCTCCGTCTTCAAACATACTCATTTGTCTATCTATAGCCATACCGCCCTCGTTCATTGCTGGTGGTCTAATTGTTTCTACTTTTAATTCTTTTAACAAGTCTTGTCTAACTTGTTCTTTCTCTGCTTCTCTGTCCTCTGAAGAAAACATGTCCATAAATCTATCAAACAAGCCAAGTTGCTCTGGTTCGTCAGCAGGAACATCTATTACAGGAATTGCGTCTGTTGTTTCGGGTGCTACATCTGTAGTCTGTATGGATGGCTTGTCTACTAACAGACTTTCCATCTGTTGTTTCTGTTCGTCCCTATCAGCCGCATCAACACTTTTTTGAAACTCTTCTTGCTCTACCTCTTCTAGCATATCAGTAGTGCCGGGTTCTACTACGTCTGCTTCTTTAAACCCTTCTTCAACTTTAGTTGCAGGTTCTACTGTCATATCGCCTACAGTAATAGTTCCAGGTTTTGTTGTACTATGCAATGACTGAAATTCATAAGTTACAGGTATTGCAGCACCCTCTGACATATTGTATGTCACTTTTGCAGACTTCTGTGGGTTGTCTTGATTTATAGCGTCTACACTTATAATAGTAGGAAGATTTAACTCCGTAGCTGCCACATTATAAAACATTGCACGGCGTAATGCAATACCTTTTGTTGGGCGTTCTCCTTTTCTTTTTGGATCATACGCACCAATTGCATCTAGCGACTCTTTTATTGCGGTTACGTAATTTCCAGATTTAAGTGCATTAAAATAATTTGGTGCTTTACTATTTAAGCTACCCATATTGAACTGAATGTCTAATGAATTAAATTTCATAGATAAAGGAAGGTTATCCCAATCAATGCCCATCCTTTTTAATTCGTCTATATTTTTTTGGGCTACAGCTTTTGCAAGACCTTTAGGGTTGCCTTCATAGTCCTCTTCTTTAACACCTAGTAAATCTTTAACGCCATATTCTCTTGTTGCCATATCAGTGACTGTATCGCCACCTTCAGCACCCTCGCTAGTCTCAAGAGTATTTAGATACGCATCTAAAAACTGATCGTCATCCATCTAGTTCACTCACTTCATCTCTAAGACGTTGTACTTTACGCAACGCAGTAATAGAACCCTGCGCACGTGATATATCTGTAATGTCACTAGATTGCTCTAATGTTTTACGATGCGTGTCAATCATTGCATCAATATAATTACTGAAGTGATTCCATTGGCGGTTGTTGCCCACCAACGGCTTCAGTTTGCTGTACAGTTCCTTGTCCACCATTTCCACTAAATCCTTGTTCACCCGGCACTGGTACTTGTCCCGTACCCATTGTTCCACCACCTGCACCAGTTGGGTCCATTACATCCGCACCTGCTGGCGCACCTTGGCCTTCAGGTAGTGGGGCTTGGAACCCTTTCATAATCTCTGCTTGCAGTGCAGCTTCATTCATATCGTTTACAACCTTATCGGGGTCAAGGTCCATAGACTTTGCAATCTCTGTAATTATATATTGGAATTTAGCAAACGGCGCAAGTGCAGGATTACTTGCAATCTGCAAGAACTGCATAAGACGCTGACTGCGTATTTCATTTGCCATCAGGCTTTCAGTGCCACGTGCTTTTACTTCTAGGTCGCCTTTTAGTTCTGGGTCAAAATCAAACTGCATGTTAAATCTAAACAAACCTTCGCCAAGAGGACGAAGCAAATAGTCGTCTACGTTTTTGATAACACTCTTGATAGAGCCTTGCGCTGCACCCATAAGCATAGAGATACCTGATGCTGTACGTCCTACGCCAGACACACCTGTCTGCCCGTGTGCAAAGGATGGAAAGCCTGTACTCTCATCTGCTAACACCCGTGCTTTGTCAAACATCATCATGTTTTCTTGAGATACGTTTGGATACTTTGTACCGAAGATTGCCTGACCAGGTGCGCCACCTTGTCTACGGAATACTTTGCCCGGATATAACGTGAGGTCTTGTCCCGGCACTAAATTAGTTTCGTCTACCTCAACCAGCAAGTTACCAGACAGCACAGCATTGTCAACCGCCATGCGCATAAAGCCATTCATCAATGTCTGCGTATCGTCCATATTTTCTGCAATACCGACACCAAAGAATGAATAAGGATTGAGTTCGTAAGGTGCGGCCATGTAAGGAATTTTAGATGGCTTGAATGGATTGAGTACAAGACGAATTAGTTTGCCGTTACAAATCCATGCGTTAGCTTGTAATTCATCAAAGTCTTTTAACTCATCAGGAATATCTACCTCTTGCTCAATAAGCATAGATACATCTATCATACCCCAATACTCAAGAACCTCAAAACGATCAATGCCATGCTCTGGTGCATAGTCAGACAGATCATCTTCCCAATACTTCTTGGTATAGTTTTCACCAAACGAGATGGCTTCATCAATTACAGAAGACCTAAAGTAAGGACGGCGTTTTAATGAACGCAATTGTGTGCGAGACATCTTGTGTCGTTCAATTACAAACTGTGCCTCATCCATGTTATTAGCATCAGGATCAGGATAAAAATTCCAAACAGAAACATGTGATATCTGTGGAACTGTTTTAAATACAGGATCATACTCACCATCGTCATTCCAATTAGGATATTCTTTGTCAACAGCAAATGGACCTTTCATTACTCCGGTTCCAAATAGAGACATTTCAAATGAAGTGCTACGCAAATACTTAGTTGCACTCGACTCTTCTAGTTGATCATGTATCTTTTTCTGCATTTTCTTAGCCGCAATCATTGCTGGGCTAAATGTTATAGCAGTTGGAGTTGTGCCTGATCCTTCTTGTAGTTTCTCTTGTACAGGGTCTAACTTCTCTTGAAGTGGACCTAGCTTGTCCATAAGAGTTTTTTCTGTTGATCCGGCAGGTAAACCTAATCCATCACCAGCAAAGCCATACGGATTTTGCAGATCATCAATACCTACACTATCTTCGGGTGCTTGCGGATCAAAGTGTACACTATCTACTACACCTTCAGGAAGTGTCGTAGGTTCGATAGAAAGCGGAAAACGATTGTTGGCAAAGAGTACATCGGTAATTTGTCCATATGCTGCCAGTGTTTTTGTTTTGGTGATTTTAATAAATACACGAGACTTCTCCGTTTCCGTAAACTGCACATCTGGCGAATACAAACCACGGTAGTTGCGATATGCTCTAAGCCAGCGTTCTTCGTCTTGATATCTATAGTCTTCTGCTTTATAGTATCTACCCTCAATAAAGCCAATGATTGAAGACACGTTAGCATCTTCAGTTGCACTATCATCTGTATCATCTAGTGCAATTGAATCATCTTCCATTAAAATTTCTTCTTCAGCCATTATACTTCCTTTGCTCCAACTATAGTGCATTTATATTTAACAGATTTCCAATTGCCGTCTATAGGCAACTCTTCATGTAATGCTTTCATGGCTATGCATTGATACTTTTCTTCAAACCACTGTACGTCTTGTTGCACACAAGATTGACTGTCCATACACGCTGTTAACATTAATGACCAAATAATTTGCATATTAATATCCAAATGTAGAATCTGCTACTCGCATACCCGTACCCGGTCTACCTTGCGGGTCGTAGTCGAAAATACTAAATCGAGGTCTGGACATAATTCCGTACCGTAGGGCGTCATAAAGATGGTCTTCAGACTTTGTATCAACGTCTTCTGGATTGCGTTTGTCAAGCGGAAGTGCTGGTAGCTGGGATATAATGTTCGTGCAATTATTAAAGAACACAAGTCTTGGTTCCTCCGTGTACTCGTCTACTTGTAGCCGTCTATGTATTTCGTTTTTACCAGCTACCCGACTGCCTCTACTTCTATCCGATGGACGCCACCTGCATCCTTTACTAATCATTTGTTCTGCCAGACTAGGACCAGTATCACCGCGCTTATGCCAAAGAGAACTATCAAGAACACCGTACTTGATGTTGCCATCCCCAGCTTCCAACTCAAGTATTTGCTCTGCCAAATCTGTCGCCAGAACTTTAGAAACGTAATGCTCCCTGTATACAATAAGCTGTTCAGCAGGACTAACAGCAAACCAAACAACCCCACTGTATGAGCCATACCCATAATCACAAGCCCTAAACTTAACCCAATTATTAGGAATGGAGAAAGGATCAACCACGTGAATGTTACGATCAAACTCCGTAAAGGCTGCACCTTCTTTAATATCCCAATCACCTTCTAATAACTGTCTTCGTTGTTGTTCTGGCATGGATAGAAGCATCGCTTCGTAGTCACCCGACTCTGCCAAGTAAGGATTGTCAGATAATCTTGCTGGGATAAACCTCCTTTTGAATAGAGGTCTGCCAGCTTTTGCATGTCCTGCGGGATACCGCAAGACCTCTCCTGTTTCAGAATCTGTCGCATCGAAAGACCTATTATATGGTGCAGGGTCGATGAACATCTTCTTGACCCATTGATGGCCCCTTCCTCCGGGGTTAGTCGTAGCCCTCATAAAGATGGGCAAGTCTGGTGCAGTGGACCGTAGACGTGACCGCATGTAATTCCATGCATACGGTGTGGACCATTGAGTCAATTCGTCAAACCCTATCCAGCTAAATGCTAGACCCTGATAACGCAAGACATCATCATCTCTATCCAGATATGACATCCACAACCTTGCGCCAGATGGTGCGGTCCACTGCATCTTACGTTCTGACCACTTTATCCCCGGCCAGATTTTTGGGTACAACTCCTGCGACTTGAATATAAGTTCACGCAGTTCCTCTGTTGTATGCCGAAGCAACAGTCCACTAAACTGTGGATGCCCCATGTAACGTAGTGGGTCTGCAAGCATGGCGTAGCTTTTACCACCACCTGCACTTCCACCATATAGCACTTCTCGTTCTGCAGCAGCTAGAAACTCTGTCTGTGGACCCTTGTTTGGTTTAAATAATACATTGGCATGTTCTTCTATTGCCTCTGTTTCATATGAAACATCTTGTATTTCAACCGTTGGCTTTGGAGCCGACTCTTTCTTCTTCAAGGGCTTTCGCTTTGGCGATTGCCTTTTCCGCATATTCTGCCCACTTGCGGAGGCTTCTAGCTTGGTTCTTACGATGTTTTTCATTACCTAACCGTTTTCTTAATCCTACATGTGAAATGTATCTGTTAGTATTAGCACTCAACCAGTTCGCTACTTCACGGTAGGAGTATTGATTTACATGCTTCCTTGCTTTCTCTAGCAAGTCTAGTTCAGTTTGTATAGGGTCAAGAAGGTCGGGGTCTTCTTCGTTTACTTTGTATCCAAAAGGTACAGTCCTAGCAATGCGAGGTATCTGCACCCATACGTTCTGTTCTTTAATGTCTGTCGGCTGTGGTAGCTTCCACTTGCCTACGCTTCTATTCATTTGTTTTTGCGGTTGTCCATTGTAGATATAACCATGCCACCTTTACGGAAATCTAAAGAACCAAAACGACTTTTATAGTTTTCCTCCATCTTACCAAGTTGCACTTTAACAACTGGACTACGGTCCACGTTTTCTCTAGCTTTTTTAATAGACCTCTTTAATTCTCTTTTATTAAATTTATTATAGTACTCAGACATTAGTCATCCTCCTCAACCGTAGCTTTAGGTGGCATAAGCATAACACCACCACTTGCCTCTACCTGCATCTTCTCTGTCTTCACCAGACCTACACGGTCAAGTAGTTCTTTAGCAGCAACCATCTTGTCACGAATACCTAGTTCCGTTGGGTCAACAAGTGCGCCTGTCATAGCCATAGCAGCCCGTGGTGCATTACGTGCCATGTACATCTGCGTAGCTTCAAGTATCTCTTCTTTCAATCCCTTGACAATCTCTGCCGTTCCACTTGTGTCTGCGTAACCTGCCATCTTCTTTGCAGTCACCATGTCACCACCTGCTTCGTCAAAAAGCACTGCAAGAAACTTCTGCTGTTTTTCTGTTAGCTGTCTAGCCATTATATCTCACCTGTGTGCATAGCATGTGCTAATTTTGTTGCCCTTGATTTTACCTGATTTGCCCACCTGCTGTCAAGCATTTCTTTTGCTGCTTCTTCAAAATTATTTTCGTGGATAGCTGCCCACATTTTTTTGAACTTATTTAATCTTGGTACACCCATATTAAATGCCATGTCTACCAATATAAGCTGACGCACAGAGTCTAACCTGTCCACGCAAGGGTGCGCACGTAACAGTTCTTCTTCGACAATCTGTACGTCATTCTCTGCTAGATACATGGCATCAGCTTCGGATATACCATATTCATAAATTATATCCATGTTAGGAATATCCATCCACGCTAGTTCTTCATCAGTAATGCCACGATCCTCTAGGTTCCTTCCAATACCAATTGTATCAATTCCTAGTGTATCCTTGTATACTTGAAGGCGTAAACCCTCGTGTGTAATTAATTTATTAACTAAGTCTTCTTTATTATATTTCATTTTTCATGCCCCATCCATACCGCAAATGCACCTGTCATGGCCCCCGTGACTACACTCACTAGTGCTGCTTGCTGACTTGTTGGTTCTGGTAGTGACATGAACCACTCCACTACCCGCCAAGCCGATAGCGACATCCCAATCATCATCAGACGGGGAAGTATCTTCCACCGTAGAAATCTCTCCATCGTTACCTCTGCCACGATTTATCCTCACTTGTTCTTCTGTAGTTCTCTCTTGCATATTCGATATCGGCACTTGGACTACCCTTTTCCAAATAACCTAGTAGCACTGCGAACACCAAAGCTGGCAGCAACAATAACACCAAGACTATATTGATACCATGTTGGCATTGCTTGTAGCTGTGCAAAACCGTTTGCAACTACTTCTTCCATACCCGGAACGAACGCAAGAATGAGAGGTATAGAGAACAGAATAGTAAGCCACTCATCTTTCCACGATGACCTACTACCTTTAGCCATTTCCAAATCCCAGTCAAGTTCGCCCGTAGCTTTTTTCTCCATGATTGTAGCTTCTGCTTTAGCCCGTGCAACTTTTGCACCAGTTTCCGCTTTAGACTTTTCAACTTTTCCATTTAACCATGTCCCTGCTAGTTCAGCCACTGGCCCTATTAGTAGATTCAACATTATGCTCTCCTGAATCTTGCTGTCTTTTTAGCAATACCTTTTGGTTGCTTGACAAATTGTTTTCCTTTACGTGTACCTTCCCTCTTAGCTTTGGTTGTAGCCGCGTATTCCTGCGACGACAAACTTTTGATAGCGGCTGACGGTAAATACCGTTCACCAGTTTTACTGGATGGTTTCCCACTCTTTGTTCTCCAATCCTGCTTAGTCCATTGTTTGAGACTTTTCTGTGGTGCTTTCATTACTTTCGTGACTTCTCTATAGCTTTAAATGTTTCTCGTAAACTAGGAGGCTTTTCATTTTTAGGATCATACTTGCATTGTATTTCTTTTGGAAAGTATTCGCTAGTATCTAACCAAACACTATCCACCGTATTGTTAGCACCATGATATATACATAACCTTTCTTTATCTATAGTCTGGCATCCTTGTAGTCTACATATTACATATTCAGGACTTGCATTAGCGGCTAGACCTTTAAGAAATAATACAAAACCAACAAGAAGACCTGCACCAAGTAATGACATTAATATCCATGCCACAATTTCAACAAACTTACGTCTACGTTGTCTTTGCTTATATAGTGTCTCTTGGCGTTGTTTCCTAATAGTCCCTTCCATTTTTACGAGTGCATCCCATTTGGACTTACCCATCGTTAAGCCAATCCAGTTTTGCAATTCTCTACGCTGACTTTCTGCCTTTTCTTTGGCTGCGAATGTCTCCATCGCTTCCTGTTCCACAGACTTACCTGCAAACAGCTTCTTAAAGATAGGCGGGTTCTTCGCCTCTTTCTCAAGCATGTCTAGGTCGCTAAGTGCGCCCATCCATCTGCCTAAGTCGGATGCCATGCTCTCTATATCACGGCCTACTTGGAAGCCTTTCTTGATAGCACCAAACGCTGCAGACGCAGTTGCCATCGCACTAATCGGGTCCATTTATGCTGCTTTCTTTATCGGGTTGTCAGCCTCTACTCCCATCCACTTGCTCCACTCAGCGTAGTAGTGTCGCATTCCTACTTCATCGTGAATGGTTCCATTCTCATGTCTACCATGCAGGATATTACGTGGCTCAGTTCCTTCTCTCATTGTTGTGCCTTGTCCAGCCACACCTATTAAGTCTTCGTGTAAGTTACGTCCAAACGGACCCCATATAGAGTTGTGATGCTCAATACGGGTATTACGTTCTTCTGTTGTATCATTCTTTAAGCCGTATCCTCTAAACTCAATCAATACTTTGTTTGGTCCAAGTGGTGTTACACTGTCACTACGATATGCGCTACCTCGCAGATTAAAGTTGTAGCCAGGAAACAAGTCTACCATGTACCACTGATTTGGTGGCAAGTTGGGAAAAGATAACTCGCCTCTGTCTTCAAATCCCTGATACTCTTCATAGTTAACAGTAAAGCTGCTGACATTAACATGACCATTATCAAAAGGCACGTTCTTTCTGGCAAAGTATTCATCGTTAAATCCAGATACACGATTGAAGTAGTGCATGAAGTCGTGGTAGAACTCACTGTTAGTGTCGTGCCACAGTTTGTAGTTTGTGTCTATAATAGCTTTGTGGTAGTGAAATACTTCTAGTTCTTCTGTATCAATAGCATCAGCAATGCAATCAAACGCCCCACAAGTCCACTCCTCCACACTCATGTCTGGGTTTTTATTTAGCGTAACCCAAACCATACCACCGTGTTTTACTTCGCAGTGCAGTTCACCCCAGTCACGTGCGTGGTAGCACAGAGATATATCATTACCTGCAGGTGACATAACACCTTTGTTTAGAAATGACCTGTAGCCATTGTCAAACTTTATGGTGATTATATTTTGCCCAGCTATCTGTGCAGTCCTGTAACTTCCTATATGTTGTATTTCACTTTTGTGAAATGCGGGAACCCATACCTTTGAAAATATGTTTTCTAGTTCTTCTTCAAACAAACTCTGGTCAGAGTATATAAGAGAGTTTACATACTCTACATTAGGTTCTTTAGTCCAGTTCATATGATTGCGTGGTGGCATTAATATATCCTTACGTTGCCAGTGTTGATGTATCTGGGGAGGCAGTAAGCAGTAACTAGATTTCCCTGCCTATGTAATGTTTGCGCATACCAAACACAATCCTGCAAATCCCTAAAGAATAAATCTTTGCTCTCTAGTTTTTTGTCTTCACCAATGCCTACAAATACAAGAAGTAAAAATACATGTTCCACTTCACGACTTGTAACCTCCACCTGCATCCTTGTAAGCCTTGGCAAGCATCTGGGCTTTTCTCGCCGACCACTGACCGGGTGCGCCACCTTTGCCGCCAGCTTTGATGCGGTTAAATTGTCGTTTCCTCATTCCGGGCTTAGTATAGTTGCCAGCTTCGTTAACTCTGCTTTTGCTCTTTGCCGCACCACCCGGCGCAAGTTTAAGCGTTCTAACCTGTTTCTTTTTCGCCCTAGCTTGTGGGGCTTTCTTTTTTGCGGGGGTTTTTTTAGAGACACGAATCATCTCCTATCTCCTATTGTGCTGGATCATAAAATTCTTCGGCACTGATTGTAATAACAAGAGTGTCTGCTGTACCAGCATCTACAATCAGCTTATCCTCTGCATGTATGTACAACGGTTTATCCACAGTGAATATATTAGTTGCAGTCTTTGATGCTAAAGCATGTGTGTCCATAAGTGTGTGCGTTGTATTAGCAGCCTTTTCAAAATATTTAACTGTGAAGTTTTGACTACCACTGTGATTATTTGAAATCATCATGTTCTCTACATGCGACGAAAAATTTTTAGGCACAACGTAACAATCTGTATCATTGGTTGAAGACAACGCTACAACCTTTGTAACAAACTTTGAACCATCAATTAATCTGGGCATCTCTGCTCTCCCAATAGCTTTCGCCGTAGTCATGTAGTATTTCTTCGTCTTTTTTTATTTCTGTAAGTGCATAAAACTTAACAAAGAGTTCATCTTCATCGTCTATATCCCACTCTGCATTAGGAGTTTCACTATGGTTATATATCATAGCTAACCCTAAAGGAATATAAAAAGTATCTTCTTCTCCTTCATATGGAGAGTAGAACATATAGTCGTGAAGAACACACTCATCGCCTATATCGTTTTCGTTGGAAATCAGATAAGGACATAGTTCTATAGTATCACCTACAGAATAGTCCTTATCTGCAAAAACGCCAAGACCATGTATTTTAGATTTGGCTACGTGAGGCACTAACGTCTTTTCTTTCTGCCCATCTTAGCCATACCGCCGCCCATCATTTTTTTCTTCTTAGCCATTTTAGCCATGCCGCCGCCAGCCATTTTACGTTTCATCATGCCACCGCCGCGCATTTTCTTCTTAGCCATTTTAGCTTTACCCATTGCCATTTCTTAATCTCCTTCTGTCAAGAACTAAGGCTTCATATACGTCTTCTGGAAAGTGTTCGTAGTAGTTAGACTTTTCCAGATACAACGCCGCATCGTCTAGTTTAGATAATAACTGAACAAAGACCATACAGTAAGATAGGCTGTCATCAGTAACCCCGTCATCTACAAGGAAATCAAGTCCAGCCTCTGTTGCGTCGTAGTCGGGGTGGAACACCATCAGGTGCAAATCAATACCTGCCACTGACGCTAACTCATTTACGCCATCACAGTAACCATCTAGGTATTCCATGTCTGGCAAATCTTCTTCTGCCCACACTACTATTTCGTAGTTGTGGTCACTAAATGAACGGACCTCTTCTATAAGTCCGTCTAGCCCAGTATTAATACTGAACATTACTTTATTATCAGCCCATGCTTTTCTAGCATAGGGGCAAGGCGGTAGACCATTTAGTTTTGCATTAGGTACTTCTAAAAAGTCTTTTGACCATTTACGTATATCAGCTTCTACGGGATGCACGTTCTTTAGTCTTCCGCTTTTGGGCTTCTATGAATTTTCTAAATACTGCTGCAGCAGCTTTTTTACCAGCTACTCTCGCACGTTGTTCCATAGCAATAGCAGCTTGCGTCTTATGCGCATGTGATCGGCCTGATGCTTTTATCTTACGTACACTAGCTTCCGCATCTTTTACTGTAGCAAACTTTAACCCTTTAATAGTTCCTTTAGGGTCTTCGTCTGTGTACAGATCGCTGTGCTTCTTAGACTTTGCGGGTTGGCCTTTTTTTCTTGGCACTCTTGGATTTGCCATTGATAACTCCTTGTAAAGTCTTTGCTTGACCCGCATGTAATTTAGAGGCTTTCTTCAAACCCTTAACCACTTTCTTTACTTTTGCTTTACTTTGTTTTGAAAGCATCAGACATCAAAGCCCATATTGCGTACAGCAGCTTTACCTTTATCTGATTTAGCCAACTGCTTCAAACCTTTGTTTGGCAACTTGTCAGTTACAGAACCACCACCAGAATACATGTGCTTCTTGCCATTAGCTGTGCCACCCATTGCCATCTCAGCTTTCTTCATTTTCTTTAGTTTGCTTTTAGGCACAGTGCCAACACCGATTGACACAACCATTACGTCATCCTTTTTCTTAGCCATTAGTATTTTCCCTTACGTGATTTAGGACTAGATTGTTTAGGCTTACCTGCCCCACCCCATAAGGTACGACATGCCCAATACCGTGCTGTCAATATGTCACTGGCTGTGTCACACTTGTGCCTAGCACGAAATGACTTACGGGCTGCAGCACTATAGTTGTGACCATAGCCTGTAGCACCGAAGTGAATTAGTTTTATCTTGTCACCCTTCTTAGCCAACACCATCTTCTTCTTACCTTCACGGTTAGACTTGATAGGTTTGTTGTAGCCAGGAAATGTAGTGCCACGATATTCTACACTCATGTGGATACGCCCTTTTGCATTTCTTCACATTTAAAATAAAATTGTTTAGGAGTTGGTGGAAGAAGAGGATTAATACTAGTAATCATTTCTTCTATACGTGCCACACATTCTTTTTGTGTTTTGTACGGACCTTTATTGTCTGTAAACTTTGCACAGTCACCCGGTGTTACTAAGCTGCACACCATTACCATTGCTGTCAACATCGTCTGTCCATCCTTCCTTACGCATAGCCCACTCTACGTGTTCAAGTGTGAAAGGACGACCATAATGTGCCTCTACTGCTTTACGTACGTAGAACACATCACTGTGAGGTATGTGTAATTTATCTAGTGTGTTATTTTTGATAGCATCATAGAATGCTCCAAGTACATCGTCTGTATATAGTTTTACAGATTTTTTTGCCATTGTCAACTACTTTTTTGAAAATACAAGATTTAGTCCATATGGGGGGTATTAAATGTTTACATTAAATGTCTTTAACATCTTTTGTTCTTTCATCTAATGTTATTTTAATTAATGTTAGGCATCTAATGTTTTATTATATATATGTTATACCACATGGTAAAAACAGTGTCAAGCACAATCGGTTAAAAACATCATGTGTTTTATGGGTTGCCTATTTTTTAGGCACTGTTGCACATTACTTGTGCATATTAATTTATGAGTTACCCTTGTGGTTAACATTCAATTTTCCTAATCTGTGTATTTATTCATATATACGTACGTATACCGTACCCGTGGCCCCTGCCTGCCCGTTTGATCTGCGCGGGTTGTGGCGTGTTGGCGACACTTTTTATCTTATTCGCGCCAGCGCATGGCGCAAACGATAAGCCAATCAATAAAAAATGTAATGTTTTCAGCAGCTTAAGACCATACAGTCAAAGCATATCCTATGAATTGACCCTAAACCATACGATATTGAATGGCTCACTTTCAAAACAGACACGAAAAACAGAACGGCGATGCTTATAGAATTTACCCCTACCCCTAAAAAAATGTACCCGTTGGTCTAATCAGAACATTATCTGTCGGTATCAAGATAAAAACTATCTGCCATTCGTTCATTATAAATTTATCGAAGCGAGGCAAGATGGATTGCCCTAAAGAAAACTAATTAATGACAAGCTACGATACAGTTAGATAACCCATAAACGCCAAGGCAACATTGGGCTAACACAAGAGACTAAAACAGAATACGCCTAACGAATACAAGAGACTTGACTAACCGAATAAAGCAGATTAGGATTTAGAGACTGAAAGAAAACGAAAGGACCAAGAGACCGGACATTCAAAACAAGCTAGGTTTTCATCACCAGCAATAGGCCCGAACACACTCAAAAGGTGTAGCCAACAAACGATGACGGATGGACACATGACATCTCCGTGGGTGGTACAGACCACAATGCACTAGCAGTGCGCCTACATACCTGACCTACCCTAACGCTTATTCCGATTGCAGGGTCAAACCAAGGCGAGAGTATTGGGTAGGTCGGAGAGTGCCAGGACAGGGGTGGAGTGTAACTATCGGCAGCGGTAGTGTATGCCATGCACAAAGCCCCTATTCTTTAATCAATAACTAAACCAAGGGGTGACACAATGAGTGTTGAAAATATTCTTGCCACATATAAGATGGCAACACCGGAAGAAAAGCGTGATGGTATTGTGTGGTACGCAGACGCATTGCGAGACTGTACACGCATTGCGCTTGATACATGCGTTCCATTGCACATTGTTGTTGGTGTGGTGGCAAGCCTATCACCTAATAACAAGTGGGAACGCAACATTATAAATGCAAAAAATTTAATCCATGCCCATGTAAATGGGGATGGCATGGATAGCATCAAGGTATCCACATACCACAAGATGAAACAAAAAGCGTGGTCAATACTAGAGGCAATGCCTGACCACGATGGCGTCATTGACATACTCAATGGGCAAAAGATTGTTTCATTCTATCGCAACATTGTGGGTGATGATACGTGTACCATTGATGGACACGCACGTAATATCGCATATGCTGAACGTGTAGGATTGACAGACGATAAGACCAATATCGGTGTCAAAGAATATAGGACACTACAGGCAGAGTATGTTCAGGCCGCGAAACGTACAAGAGTTAATGGTCGAGCATTAAAAGCATTTGAATTACAAGCCATCACATGGGTGACATGGCGTAGAATACACAACATCAAGTGAGGTGACATAATGAACACGTTAAAGTTTGAACGCAAAGAAAATTGGGGTGAGATTAGGTTCTACCCTAAATGCGATAAATCCAGGTTTCTTGCGGATTTGTGTGGACGCAAGATATTCTATCGATACGAAGTGCTTGACATTAGAGACAAGCTAGGGTATGAGATAGAACTTACTAACACCACACTGTAACCAATATGAGGAGACTAAACCATGTTTAAGACTGTATTCACAAAGAAGGTATCAGGTATCACACGCAACCATGTAGGTGTGGAAAATCTGCAAGCCAGACGCACCACCAATCGGTATGGTCGCAAGGGTACTATGTTAAGCAAGCGAGTAACCAAGTCACTACTTGCTGTATCACGTGTTGACCAAGGTGGTACTGTAATCAATGGCAAAGAATACAAGGGTGGTCAATTCTGCCCACGCCAGAACATTGCGTAAACTTACCAGAATAAATCCGGTAGCAAAGGCACTTGCCTTGTCACGACGTAGGGCAAGTGTCGTACCGGATAAGACAAAATACAACAGAAAGCGAGACAAGAAAGATGTCGAAAAAAATACTTACATATCGCAAGCCAGTAAGGGTCAAGGCGATAGCGAATAAACGCAGGAAGCCTGTGGCAGCCATGCGTAAACAACAGCGACAGAACAAACAACAACGACAGAAAATGGGGTACTAGATTATGAACAGAGCAACAGCAAAAGCATTACGCGACAAACTCAATTCAATTCTTGAAGAGCATGGTATTGAGGGGTATGAGATACACGCAGGTAATGCGTCATTCGATGACACACAAGTTACCTTTAAGGTTGAGGTTCGTGAGCAAGGTGCTGGTTCACCAGAAGAACGTGACCTAGAAACTTTTGCCAACATATCTGACATAGACACAAACAAGATTGCCAACCAGCAGGGTAAGACATTCTCACTTGTTGGGTACAAGACTAGGGCAAGGAAGAACCCTTGGATTGTGCAGGATATGAAGTCGGGTACAAAGTATGTAATCAATGACATGACAGCCAAGCGTTGGTTCGGAAAGGATGTTGCGTAATGAATGTATTATCATTGTTCGATGGTATGTCGTGCGGTCAAATCGCACTACAGAAGTCAGGATTCCAGGTTGACAAATATTTTGCCAGCGAGATAGACAAGTACGCTATCAAGGTGGCAAAGGCTAACTATCCTGACATGGTACATCTAGGTGATGTGCAGGATGTCAAGGCAGATGACTTGCCACAGATTGACCTACTGATTGGTGGCAGTCCATGCCAAGGCTTTAGCTTTGCTGGCAAGCAACTTAACTTTGATGACCCACGCAGTAAATTGTTTTGGGAATATGTGCGGCTGCTCAAAGAGTGTAAGCCAAAGTATTTCCTTTTGGAAAATGTCAAGATGAAACAGCAGTCGATGGATGTTATTACTGAGGCACTAGGTGTCGAACCCATATTCATCAACAGTAGACTAGTGTCTGCACAGAATAGGCAACGCTACTACTGGACAAACATTCCGGTGGACAAGTTGCCTGACGACAAGGACATCATGCTCAAGGATGTACTAGAGGATGGTCATGTTGACAGAGACAAGGCACATTGTATTGACGCCAACTATTTCAAGGGTGGCAATCTCAAGTCATACTTTGAGAAGCACAGACGACAGCTAGTGTTCAGCGAAGACGGCTTGTGTCATGTGGGTGATGCTGACCTCAAGGGTCATGGCTACAATCGCAGGGTGTATCACCCTGATGG